ACAGCAGCAAGGACTGCTACAGGTCAAACAGCAGGTATCGATTTAAGAGTTTATGACGGTGACGTTATATTCGTTTTAGATTCTGCTGCTGGTGCTGGTACAAGTCCAACTCTCGATGTAACAATCGAAGATTCTGCTGACAACTCTTCATTTGCTGCAATTGCTTCAGGTGCTGTGGCTTTCACACAAGTGACTGGTACAGCTTCTGCTCAAGCAGTTTCTGTAAATAAGGATGATGCAAGACGTTATGTTCGCATCAAGTACACAATTGGCGGTTCATCAGGCCAATCATTTACATTCTCTGTAAATGGATTCGGTTTGAAAAAGTACGGCTAATTTATTTATGGCCCCCTTTTGTCTGCGAGGGGGCTTTTTCTTATGGCATTTACTGAAGACATAGATATTTTCTTTGAAGATTTTTCAGATACTGTTGTATCTGGAGGATCTACTGTGAAAGGAATTCTTGAACAGCCTGATGAAATAGTTGCTGATGGGGTTGTCCTTACTACCGATTATCAATTAACGGCAAAAACTTCTGATTTAGGTGGATTGGATTTTAATGCAAGTCTTACTGTTAATGGGGCTGCTTATACGGTGCGTAGTGTTAGGAAGATAGATGATGGAGTCTTATGCATAGTTTCTCTTACTAAGACTTAAATAACAATGGCTACTAAAAGAGAACAAATTCTTGCCGCTTTAACAACTCAATTAGCTGGAACAACTGGAGTAGGAACTCGTATTTTTAGAAGTAGGCCAGAAGCGTTTAAAAGAGCGGATACTCCATCAATTGTTATTGAGCCAATAAATGATCAACCAAGTATAAATTCATCTACTTATTTAAAAATTGATTGGACGTTAACTGTTCGAGTAGTTGTTATTTCTAGAGGAAATGTTCCTGATAATGTTGCAGATCCAACTATTGAAAGTCTTCATACAAAAATGGTGAATGATCCTACGATTGGAGGACTTGCTTTAGATGTAAGGCCATCTAGTACCAGCTTTGAATTTCTTGAAGCTGATCAGCCAGCAGGAATAATAATGTGTGAGTATGAAGTCGATTATCGTTCTTCTTACAACAATTTGTCGTCTTAATGGTTATGCCTAACAACCCACTTCCTCTACTATGAACGAAGTAAATCCAAGCGAAGGCGGTAGTTATTCGCTTGACCCAGAAACAGGCGAACGCACTTTAATTAAGCGCACTTCTCCCTCTATCCCAAATCAGGTAAAAGAAAATGGCACTTCTGGAAAGGAAACGAGTAATTCTTCTGGAACTGGAAAGCAGCTACGGAACCGATCCAACACCAACAGGAGCAGACGCAATACTAGTAAGCGATCTGTCGATAACTCCACAAGCAAGTGATGTTGTCCCAAGGGATCTAATACGTCCGTATCTTGGCTCTTCAAGACAATTATTAGCTAACACAAAAGTTGAGTGTGCGTTTAGCGTGGAACTTGCTGGCTCAACAGCAGCAGGTACGGCTCCTAGAGTGGGGAAGGCTTTAAGAGCTTGTGGTTTTAGCGAAACTGTTGCTGCTAATACAAGTGTTACTTATGCACCTGTATCTGGATCGTTTGAGTCAGCAACTATTTATTACAACGTAGATGGTGTTTTACATAAGACGACAGGCTGTCGAGGAAGTTGGGCTTTAGCAGCTTCTGTAGGAGAAATTCCTAAATTAAATTTCACTTTTCAAGGCATATATGTAGCACCAGCAGATGTAGCTCTTCCTACTGTGAGCTATGGGAATCAGGCAACACCATTAATTTTTAAGAATGGAAATACAACTGGATTCCAGCTTTTGTCTTACGCAGGTGCTTGTCAATCTATTGAATTTGATGCTGGTGTAACGACTACCTATATGGAGTTAGTGGGAGGGACTAAGGAAGTACACATTATTGATCGCAATTCTGCTGGTAGCGTCACTATCGAAGCACCAACGGTGGCACAAAAAGATTATTTTGCTGCTGCTTTAAGTGATACGTCTTTAGGTAACTTGACCTTTACTCATGGAACAACGGCTGGCAATATTGTTCAATTCGCATCAACAAAAATAGATATAGGAGATGTGGCTTATGGAGAAGAAAATGGAATTGTAATGGCTGAGATTCCTATCACTGCATGTCCATCTACTAGTGGTAATGATGAGTTCTCTTTGATATATAGATAAAAGGGGGCTTACGCCCTCTCTTTTTATGAGTAGAGTGGCAAAGTATCTCTATTAATTATCTAATGAGTTTTGTAAGGAAGAAAATCTCGGCTTATCCGTGGCCTGTTGAAATCAAAAAACCTTCTGAAACAACACCAGGGGAATTTGAAACTTCTACTTTTATTATTAAATTTAAAAGATTGAAAAAAACAGAGCTTGTTAAGTTTGAAGCTGAACAAGATTATGGTGCTTTGAAAAAGATAATTGTTGGATGGAGTCAAATTCAAGATGAAGATGGAAAAGATATTCCTTTTTCTGACAAAGAATTAAAAGCTTTTTCCGAAGACGTTGATTTTGTTGCTGGAGTGGTTCAAGCATTTAGTGCTTTTTATCAGAACGCACAAGAAAAAAACTAATTGATGCTGCCCTTTATTGGGTTTCGGGTGGCAGCGGATCAAATCAACAGGTAGATGAAGATGCCAAGATTTTTGGTATTAAATTGCCTGAGAAACCAGAAGTAGATACAGAAGAAAATGGTAAATGTATTGTCTGGGAAGAGAATTGGGAAACAGTTTTAATGTTTTTAAGAATGCAAACTCAATGGTCTATGTCTTTTGGTGGAGTTGTAGGTCTTAAATATGAGGTGCTATTAAGTGCAGGCGGCTTATTTGACATATACAATGTAGAGAACAGACGAGAGATGCTTGAGGATTTAAAAATCATGGAATCTGCTGCTCTCACCGAAATGAATAAGAAGGATTCTTGATATGGCTGGACTGCTAGAAAAAATTACTTTAAAACTAGATTTACAAGGTTTTGAACAGATTCAGGGTCTTGGAAGGACTTTTAAAAAATTAGAAACTAATGCTGTTTTAAGTCAAAGACAGATTAAGGGATTAAGAACAGCAATTTTAGGAGTGGGTAATGGTGCAAAAAATACAATTGGTGGATTAAATGCACAAGTAGATGCTTTAACAAGAGTTAGAGAAAGTGCAAGGATTGGTTCAAGACAATTTCGACTTCTTACAGATGAAATAATTCGTGTAAAAGCTGCTATTGATTCGGCCAATTCTTCGATGAATAAATCGAAGTTTGGGCGTAAAGATTTTATGCAAGGTTTGGGTGGAATTGCAGGAGCTACTGCTTTTGGAGGGCCACTACCTGGTGTAACTGGATTAATTGGAGGAGGAATAAGTAGTGCATTAGGAGGAGGATTTGCAGCAGGTGCAACTGGTGGTATAGCAGCAGGATTTGCATTGAAACCTGCTGTTGAAGGCATAGGAAGTGCAACTACTTATGCAGCAGATATTGACAAGGCAAAGATTGCATTAAAAGCAGCAACAAAAGTGCAAGGAGATGCTGAAGCTTCAGCACAAGCGTATGCTTTAGCGGTAGCGCAAGCAGACAAAGCCGTTAGAGATTTCAATGTTCCTCAAGAAGTAGCAATTCGAGGAATGACTCGTTTAAGTGCTGCGGTTATTGGTGCTGGAGGAAATATACATAATGCTGGGGCTGCTTTTTACAATGTACTTGCAGCCATTAAAGGTACTGCTGGTGGTGCAGAAGATGCAAAAGCAGCGATAACTGCACTTGTTCAGATCTATTCAAAAGGGAAGGTATCAGCCGAAGAACTTTCTGGGCAGTTGGGTGAAAGATTCCCAGCAGCCGTGACTGAGTTCCAAAAAGCTAACAGTGATATATATAAATCAACTGCTGATTTACAGAAGGCTTTAAAAGATGGAACTGTTGGGTTGAATCAATTAGAAAAATTCTTAACTCTGCTTGGCGGTAAATATGTTGATGTTGCTAAAGAGATTGGAAAGTCAAGTCAAGATGCTGGTGCAAGAGCAAGAGTTGCTTGGAATGATTTACGAATAGCAGTTGGTAAAACTTTGCAACCTGTTGGTGCAGAAATACAAGAAATAGGGATTTTGTTAATGAAAGATTTATTACCTGCTGCTGTAAATGTCACAAAAGCTTTTCTCGGTTTAGCAAAACTTGTTGTCCCCATTATTAAATTGATTGGACAAAATATTGGAAATATTACACAACTTGTTTTAATACTTAGTCCTGCTCTTGGTTTTATGGCAATAAACGCAATTGCTACGGCTAAAGGTTTTGCAACTATGGGTGCTGCAATTGGTGCAGCAACAAAAGCAATGGGAGCATTTATTGCGGCTCAGGCGAAATCATTGGCTCTTGCTTTAACTAATCCTTGGGTGTTACTTGCATCAGGAATTATTGCAGCAACAATTGCAATTAATAGGTTTACTCGTAAACATAACGATATGTTGGAATCTTTAAAAGATGGAACTGCGAGTGAAGAATTATTTGAAGAAGCAATAAGAAAACGAATAAAATTAGAAGAAAGAAAATTAGAACTTGAAGAAAGAATAAGAAAAATCAAGTCTGGAGAAATAGCTCCAGCTTCGATTGGCCCAAGAAGTTTAGAAGGGACTGAAAAGAGTTTAGACAAAGTAACTAAAGCGTATGACGCATTAGGTTTAGCTATGGAGAAATTTGTAAAAAATGGTGGTGATATAAAGCAAATAATGGAAGATTTGAAAAAAGAATTTCCTGAATTAGTGGCAGCAATGGGGACTACTTCACCTTGGAAAAAATTTATTCAAGATGGATTTGAGTTTGGAGAGCAGATTGAAAATGCTTTCGTTAAGGCAGTAACAGGTATGGAAGATGCGTTAGTTAGTTTTGTTCAGACAGGAAAACTTGAGTTTGGAAAGTTAGTTCAAAGTATTCTTGCTGATTTATTGAAGATTGCAATAAGGGCAACAATTACTAAGCCTTTAATGCAAGGTTTAAATTTATTAGCGGATGGTGGTGTGATCGCTGGTAATAATATTGTTCCTTATAGAAAAGGTGGTGTTGTAGGCGCACCAACAATGTTTCGATATGGTGGGTCGAAATTAGGCATCATGGGTGAAGCTGGCCCTGAAGCAATAATGCCTTTAAAGCGTGGCCCTAGCGGAAAACTTGGAGTTGAAATGCATGGTGGTAGAAGCGGTGGTGGGGTTACAACTGTTAATTACACAGGCCCAACATTAAACTTTAACGGTGATGAATATGTTCCTAAATCTGCTGTAGGTGGCATCATTAATTCAGCAGCAAATAAAGGTGCTGCAATGGGAGAAACAAAAGCAATGAGGTCGTTGCAAAACAGGCGTTCAGCTAGATCACGGATTGGTATCTGATGTCAGGTTTAGTTCCTATATGTGTTTTTATTGATCTTTATGATCCAAAAACAAATTCTATAGAAGAAAGGTTTCAGAACTCAGAACCAACTACAGGTGGAATTTCTTTTGCCAGTCCTATCTTTGGAACTGGTGTTTATAAATATCTAAGTTTCCTTTATTCAGGTGCAACACAATCTAAAAGTGGAGATAACCTTGAAGCGTCTTTGATTTTGGCAAATACAAGTACTTTAAGAGATGGAAGTACCGCTTCTAACAAGTTATCTATGAATTATGCACATGATGCTGTTGATAGAGGTTGGGGTGTTCATGTTCATACGTGCAAAATGAATACAGCGTTTACAACTGTTGAAGATAGGATCGCAACAGATACTTGGACTGTTGCTTCAATGGGATATGACGCAACAAATATAGAATTAATGCTATCTACAGGTGTTGATGCTGTTGGTGGAAATATTGGGAGATTCTTAACAAGTGCATTGGTTGGTCATCTACCGATAACAGGGAATATAAGGACGAAATGAAAACTGAATTGCTTTTGGGTTTGCCTTATAGATTAGGGGCAACACCTGATAAGCATCATGCAGCAGATTGTTTGACTTTAGTTAGAGAAGTATTGAAAAATTATGGGATTGAAAGTCCAGAGCCACCAAGGTCTTGGTACAGGCGTTTAAGAAAAAAAGACTATAAAGTGTTTTCTGATGAATTAAAAAAGTGGGGAAGACAGACAACAACCGCTAATATTGGTGTTGTAGCTCTGTGTAAAGCAGAAAAAGGCTATGGTATGGCTGTTTACTGGAAAGGCGGTTGGCTATCATTCGTAGAGAAGACGGTTCGATGGAGTCCTCTAACCTTTTTGGAGGTTTTAGAACTTTATTACCCTATGAAATAGAACTATGTAATGCCCTTGGTATAACTGATAAAGAGTATTTACAATTTTTAGATTTAACTTATAAATATCATAAAGATTCAAGAAAAGGATATGAATTAATTCCAGATATTAGATGTGATCCAGTTTCGATTGGTGCATGGTATCTAACGCAGGCATGGTATGTAAAACTCGCAATTACTGTTGCGATTGCTGCTGCCACATATCTACTCACTCCTAAACCAAAACAACCTAAAGATGCTCCAAGTCTTCAGATAGGTGGTGTTCAAGGTAGAAGTAAATTTAATCCTGTTAGTGGATTTGAATCTATACAGGACTTGGCGGTTTTAGGATCTTTTATTCCTTTGGTTTATGCAAGATATCCTCATGGTGTACGAACTTCAAGTCAACTTCTTTGGTCGCAAATTCGTGATAAACAATATGGTCAAGAAATTAATGTTATTTGTTTGTTTTCTCATGGCGAATTAGGACAACATCCATTATTAAAAACTTTTGCTTTAGGTGAAACTTTCTTAGATAATTTTCCATTATCAAAATATAAACTTTATTTTACTAAAGGTGGTCGTGCAAATACAAGGATGCAACCGACCACACAGCAACCATATCTTAATCAATCGAATCGTTTAAAAGGTACTGATCATCATGGAGGTAATGCTTCTAGTTCGACACATGAGAGTCGTGGCAATAAAGAATATGACGACAATGATCCTTTCATGGTCAAAGTTTTAGATGGTAATGGTCATTGGACATGGCAACCAAGTTTTTCAAGTACAAAGACTCCTGCTTCTAATTCAAAATTTGGACTTTTTGCTCCAATGCCAAATGGAAGTGCTTATAAAATTAATTGGGAATTATTAATGTTCCCAAAAGGTATGGCTAGTGAAGTTGGAAAAGATTTAGAGATAAAGCGTCAAAAAATGGTTCATTTCTTCCCAAGATATGTTTGCGTAAAAAGTAGTGTGTATTGGGATGACCCTATGCACAGATGGTTAACCAAGGGACATGATTTTGATTTAGTTATTGAAAAACAAGATGAAGAAGAAGCTTGGATTAATCAAGATGAAGCAGTAGCAACAGATCGAAATAAAAGATGGAATAAATTTTCACCTTGGGGTAGTGGAGATGCAAAAGCTGCTGCTGATTCAACAAGAGAAGAAGTTGACACCAGCATGGCTTTAGGTCAGCAATATATGGTTGGCTCAGCTTTGGCAACGGTTTACCAAGAAACAGATGCAAATATTTGGACTCCTTTTGCGGTAAACGGACAATATCAAGGCAAGAGATACAAGATGAAAACAGATGAAGATGGCTGGATGAGTTTTGCAAAAGAAACTGATGCTTTTATGCCTTATGAATCCTTAGTCGTTCAAAAATGTGAAATTGGTACTTTCTCAAATACTAAAGAGTGTGATGAAACACAAATAGGCATCAAAAGTATTGTATGGAGACAAATTAACGGTATACAAAACTTGAATGAATGTCCTAGTCGAGAAAGAATTGTTAGTTATGAAAAAGATGGCGGTAATATTAGTCTTGGATCAGTTAGTAAATATGTTAATCGTTTAAGTTTCTTTAAATTACAAGTAAAAATATTAAATACTGAGACTGGTTGGACTGATGCTAGTGACAAGGTTTTTTGTGTAAGAGGTTCTACAAATCAACCTCAATATAATACTGTTAATATAAGACATTTAAACGCAAAACCACTTGAATATCGTTTCTTACCTGTACCTGGAAATGTTGTTTTAAATCATTATCCTAGAGACGTTTATATTTTAAGTTATGGAGCAGATTTACGGACTCATCCGTTTAATTTGAGGAATGATTCAAATCAAATAACAGTTACAGCTTATGCTTATTTTCATGCTGAAATTGGAACCCTTCCAGATACAAATAAGATAGATGAAGGAAATGGATTTACTAATAATATTGAATGGGTTAGAGGAGGTTTAGGATCTGGTTACGATGCAGAGGGAAATCCTGTTGGTGATGGTAGTGATTCTGTCACCAGCTTTACTCCTACACTTAATCCACATAGTTCAGTTTGGACAGCACCTCCATTCTCCACGATAGATACAGAATTTAGTCCTGCTAGAATAACTCCTGCTCTTAATAATGTTAGAGGTGAGCCTTGGAATAGGGCTGGGACTAATGCTCATTTGAATGATTATGTTTATTGGGGTACTGGGCCAGGGTCAGATCCACAAGGGAGAAACTATGCTAACTGGGGAAGATCACCTCATCCTAGTCCCACGGTATATAATTTCAAAGGTACTCCTGCACGAGATAATTCATATTTCAGTCATTATCACGGTATTGCTTTAACCGAAACTGATATAGGTGGTGGGCAAGTTCGTTGGCAATATTGGTTTGGTGGAACATTAATTCCTGCTGGTTCTTTAGCTGCGATATTTGCAAATAAAGGTGATTATTCGCAAGTTGAAAATTGGTCTGCGGCAGTACAAGAGCAAGATGAAAATGGCCCAACTGGTGTATGGCATCGTTTTAGAATAGCTGTAAATCCTTCCAATAACGATGGAGGTCATGACTGGAGGTACAACAAAGTAACTAATGGTGTTAATACAAATTTTTATGGAGTTGCGGTACAGAGACAGGACAGAAATCTTCCTACCCCTGTTGTTCAAAATCTTGAAGTAGTTAACCAAGGAGATGCTGCTGGCTCTGGCCTTGAAATCACGAGAACTTCAACTAGCTGGATAAATTCCAATGGTCAAAGTGTTAGTCGTGTTACTTACGAGAAAAGAGATGGTCACTCAGGTACAGGTTATTTCACAGGTGATCAAGTTAAATTAGAAAATAATATTGACCCACATGTAACTTTTACATTAGAGGCGGGAACACCTTTTGTAGATCCTGACCAAACTTTTGATGACACACAGAATTATGATTTTTCGGATAATCCTTCTCATACAACATATTTCTATGATCAAAGAGATATAAATCCTAATAATGCTATAGCCGATTATTTTATGTATGATTCAGAAGATTCTAGTCATAGCGGTGGGCCTGAACATGAAATAACTCATGTGAACGAAATAATACATGAAGGTACAAGTAGTTCTAATGCACTTATTAATTACGAAAAACTTGCAATAGCAGGTTTAAGAATTGGGGCAACTGCAAACTTTAATCAGTTTACTTCTTTATCTTGTTTTATAGAAGAAGGCATAAAAGTCCAACGATTAATTAATGATAATGGGACAAATACGAGCATTAGCTCTACAACAGGGAAAAGTAGTTTCTTTCAATCAACGGATAATATTGTTGAAATAATTTATGATTTATTAACTAATACTGATTATGGGGCTGGTGATATAGCAGGTATAAAAGCAGTGAAGGTGGATGATATGCAAACAAGTGCAAGATATTGTAAAAACAATCAATTTAGATGGAACGGTATTATTGATAAAGAATTAAATTTAAGAGAATTTATTTTTGAAAATGCTGGGTATTGTTTTTTAGATTTTTGTATTGTTGGTGGTCAATTTAGTTTAAGGCCAGGTGTGCCGACAGATGCTAATGGTTTCATAAGGTATAACATTACTAGATCTCAAATGGAAGTTAGCGGTGAAATAAAAGGATTATTCACTGACGGAAACATGAAAGATTTACAAGTTACTTTTTTAACTCCAGACGAAAGAAGGATGTTTAAAGCAACTGTTATGTATAGGCAAGATACAAGAGATGGATTCCCAGAGACCAAAGCAGTGACTATCGCTTATAGAAAGCCAGGCCAAGGAAATGATGATTTTTTAAGAGCAGCAGAAGCTCTTCCTGAAGAAAAGTTTGATATGAGTGGATGGTGTGTTGATGAAAATCATGCAAAGAAATTTGCTGCTTATGCTTTAGTTACAAGAAAAGATGTTGATCATGGCATTACGTTTGAAACAACGCCAATTTCAGTTTTGGGTTTAATGGCTGGTGATTATATTCGAGTGATGACTGAGACTACTCATACCAGTCGATTCAAAAATGGAAGTGTTGATGGCGAAGGAAATATTGTTAGTCGAGAAACGATAAGTGGTTCTCAAACTGTTTATTTCTGGACACCAGGTTCAACGAATGGTGTTCAGAAGGATACTTTCACTTTTGCTGGGAATGGAAAAGCTCCAAACACTTTAAGAGGTACTTTGTTTACAGTGCTTGATGATACAACTGAAGATCGTTTATATAAGATTGAATCAATCACTCATGGAGAGGAGGGTTTTATTAAGATTGCAGCAAGTCATGTTCCATTTGATGAAAGTGGTTTCATGAGCGTTTTACGAAATACAAATCCTGTTGATAGTGATTTCGATGCTCGTTTCCCTGACGTAAACACACTCTAATGGCAACTACTTTTCGACCTACTGATTTAGTTCCTTCAACCAGAAGTTATTCTCCTGGGGAATATCCTCAAAATGAATTTCAAGCATTGAATGGCGTGAAAACTATTATTCGTTATGGAAAACGTAGATATAATTCAACCTTGACATTGGGATTTAATAATATTAGTGACGTTGATGCTGCAACTATTTTATTACATTACGAAGAGGTTCAATCTGTTTGGGATGAAGTAAATTTTGCTGGAACTGGTGTCATTGAAGGAGCAGAAAGTAATATTCAGTCTTTTTTCGTTGAAAGAGCAGAATTAAAATGGCGATATGACGGCCCTCCAACGGTGACAAGTGTCTACCCTGGACGTAGCAATGTTGAATGTAAATTTGTTGCTTGCCTCGATTCGCCTTAGAATATAATGACTGTTTAATTTAGAGATTCTCGTGGGCTATTATTCAGGCGGTGATGGGTTGATGAAAGTGGGTAATACCACAGTCGCAACCGTAACGACATGGAGTTTTACAGCATCACAAGAAACCTTAGATGTTACGACATTAGGTGATCGTGATAGACAGCTTATAGGTGGAACTCGTAGCATTTCTGGCACTGCTTCAATTTCTTGGTATTCCGCACAAGGAGCAGCTTCTACCCACACTCAAGCATCTGCATTGATGGGTAAATTAGTTAAAACAGGTGGTGCGGTTTCGGAGACGGTAGAACTTAGTTTAGGTATCACAGACCATGCAGATGCTGAAAAAGTCTTGACTATGACTGTAATCTTGACAAGTATTGCCATGACAAGTAGTCAAGGTGAAGTGCTATCTGCCGAGGTTTCGTTTGAAGCTGCTTCTGCTCCTACTGCTGTTATTGCTGCCTAGATAGATGCCCACCTATTTAGGTAGTGGAGGGTTTATTGAATTTAAGCGAACCTCTATGGAGCATTCGCTTAATGGAACTCTTGTGCCTTCTGATGTAAATACGACAAGGAAACGATTCTCTTTGACTGGAGTCAAAGGAAATATCATTACTGGAGATAAGGTTGAAATTAAGAGAACAGATGGTTCATCAAATTTAGAATTAGTTTCAGGTCATAACGCAAGAGATGGTAGTTGGTTTGCTCATGTTGATGACATAGGAGGTGTACGTTTATATGAAACTTTTGCTTTAGCGGTAGGAGGTACAACTGTTAATGCGAAAACCTTAGTGACTCCATCGGGAAATCAGACAATATCTATAAATGCTAGAAATGTTTCTTATAGACCATTAGCAAGGATTGAAGAATATGAGTTCACAACATCAAGAGATCAAATTGAGATTAGTCAATTAGGAGAGAATTTTAAACGTCAATTTGAAAATGGTTTGATTTCTGGGCAAGGTTCAATGACTTGTTTTTGGGAGCATAGATATGTTGCAAGCGATTCTGATTATTCAAGCAACCAAGAATTTTCTTCTTATTTAGCTCGCTTAATTTTACGAATAAAACAAGGTGCTGATTTTTTTGGTCGTTTCTTTTTATATAGAGAATCTTCTAATTCTTCCAATAATGCTTGGTACGAATGTGAAGCTCAGATAACAAATTGCAGTATTAGTATTCCAAATGTAGGGATAATCAAAACTCAGATAGACTTTATTACTAATGGAGAATTTAGTCTTCAGGTAGGTGTTGCACCTGGATACATACTTCAAGAGTCAACCGATTACATATTGCAAGAAGATGGAAGCAAGCTGTTCTTAGAAGATGATGCGACATAATAGATAAAAGGTATAAACTGTCCCTAAAGACCAAGAGTTAAATGGCTGATCTTCAAATAAGTCAATTGCCTGCTTTAGCGGAGGCAGATTTAGCGTCTGGAGATGAACTTGCGATTGTCGATGGCAGCGCATCAGAAACCAAACGAATTACAGCAAAAGCCTTAGTTGAAAAAGGTGTTGCCTTAATTGATGCTGGTTCTATCCCTGGTACAGCGTTAGCAAGTTTAGGCTCAGGTACTGTTAATGCAGCAGCGATAGCTACTGATGCTGTGACAGCAGATAAGATTTTGGCGGGGGCTGTTGGTGCTAGTGAAATAGCAGATGGGTCAATAACAGCGACAGAAATAGCAGCTAATACTCTTACTGCAAATGAAATAGCCCCAAATGCAATAGGTGCAAGTGAGTTAGCCGATGACGCTGTAGATACAAATGCGATTGCTGATAATGCTGTTGTTAATGCAAAGATTGCAGATGGAACGATTGCTTATGCAAAGTTAAACCTTAGTAATGCAGATATTCCTGGTGCAAAAATTGCTGATAATTCAATAACAGCAGGACAGATTGCCCCTGATGCTGTTGGTGCTAGTGAACTCGCTA